GCGCTCTGCGATATGGAGGTAAGGCCCATAAATCCTAAGGTGGGAACCAACGGCCAGCGGTGCGGTCTGGCGGGATGGAAGCTAACTCCATAGAGGATGCTCCCGTGATCCAAGACGCCTTACCGCCAAAACAATATGAATGAGATGAGGGAGCAGTAAATGGCCTATAGAACCATAGACGAGATGTTCTGGACAGACCGGAGAGTGAAGCGGGAATTCTCGAAAGACGAGAAGATCCTTTTCTTTTATGTCCTCACGAACCAGCACAGCCACTATTCCGGCATCTATTATATCTCTGAGGCCATGCTCATGGACGAAACGGGCCTGACAAAGAAGGAACTCGCGGGCGCGATCAAGAGTCTTTCGGAGAAAGAGCGCCTCTATTACGACCCCGAGGCCGAGATAATCTTCATCGTGAACATGTTCGACCACCAGATGAGGAACGGCAACCCCAGGAATATGGTCAAGGGGGTGCCGAAGCACCTCAATACCCTGCACAAAACGCCTCTTATTGGTAAGTTTCTTACCAGATACGCATGCCTTAACATACCCTTCACCATCCCATCCGGATGGGATACCCCATGCATGGGGGGAGAAGTAGCAGTAGAAGTAACAGTAAAAGTAACAGGAGAGGGAGAGGAGCGCGGCGAAGAAGAACCATCGCCGCCCCCTCCCCCCGAAGTACAGCTTCACGGAGAGTTCAGGAACGTAAAGCTCACGGGGGAGGACTTCGAAAAGCTCAGGCTCCTGTACGGCGAGAAGGAGACGGCCGAGTACATCGAGAGGCTTTCAGGGCACCTCAAATCAACCGGAAAGACAAGGTATAAGGACCACTACGCCACTATTCGCAATTGGCTGAGAGGCGACGGCAAGGAGCCTTATGACCTATGCACGGCACAGAATCTGATGCCCCGAGAGGAAAAGAACCCGCAGCGCTGGCGGCACCCAGACACGGAAGAGGCTGTCTTCAAGCCGCCTGGACACGCGGAGGGAGTACCAGCTATCAGGTGCAAGCACTGCAAGAAGCTGATTAGGAAGCTGACAGATCCCCAGGACAGAACACAACCGGCAAGGCCAGGAGCAAGCCCGTGACTTATCAGATACGCAGGAAAGGGAAGTACGGCAACCGGAAGAGTGAACGCGACGGCATCAAGTTCGATTCGGGCAAAGAGGCCAAGAGGTACCGCGATCTCAAACTCCTGGCGGCCGCCGGCGAGATACGAGACCTGCAACTGCAGGTGCCTTTCGAGCTCACGGTCAACGGGCAAAAGATATGCAAGTATGTTGCCGATTTCACATACAGGGACGCAAAGGGGGAGCGCGTGGTCGAGGACGCCAAGGGCTTTAAGACGCCAATATACAGGCTCAAGAAGAAGCTCGTGAAGGCCTGCCACGGCGTGGAGATAAAGGAGGTGTGATGGACAGGGTTGAGGAAATTAGGGTACGCATCAAGGTCGTTGACGAAGCTCAGGAAGTGTGGTTCCCCGGACAGGAAAAACCCCAGATGCACCAGGATATCGAGTTTCTCCTTGGCGAACTCGATCGGCTCGCTGGTAGTATAGAAGAGACCCATTTAAGGGAGGTCATATGTAGGCAATTCGCCAAGGCGCAGGAGATCTGCCAAAGGGACAAACTGGGGTTGGGCGGAGGGAACATAATCGACGTGCTGATAGCCGAGTACGAACGGTTAAAGGTTTTAGTCTCGTTACCGCGGCTTCTTTTTTTGCCGTCCGGTGTCGATATGGAATTAAGAGATCTCGATGTATGGGCTAAATACTATCAGCATGCTGGATTCTGGTTAGGTAAGGAAAAAGAACCCTTGCCCGCTCCGGCATGGCATTGGACAAGAAAGAAGGAGGGGTGGCATGGGCTGTAGCGGATGCCAGAAGCGGCGAGAATGGATTAAGAAGTGGACCCAAATCGCAAAGGAGAGAGCGCGGCAGGCTGTCAGGCGGCTGAAATCTCAGAAAGGATATAAGTATGGAAGCGAAAGGGCTACTAATAATAAAGGCTGACCATCCGCTACCTGTAGAACATGCAAAGAGAATAGAGGAGGCTGCCCAGCCGGTTTGCGAAGCTCTCAAATTAAGATGTATCGTTGTGGAAAACGGCGTTGATGCAGGCGTCAGCTATGACCTTTCTCCTCTGATATCCGCAATGCTGGCCCAGACCGAAGCGATAAACAACCTGGCCGAGAGCAACCGCCTGCTGATCCAGGCAATGGCCGAGGCTGACGGCATGGACCCGGAGCCCACGCAGTACCTGGACGGGAGCAAGAGAACGTGAGGAATATACCTCAAAACTAAACGAATGGAGGGTTTCATGTTCACGATTGAGCTTGGTTCAAAAGTAAAGAGCAATGTCAGCGGTTTTGCGGGAATGGTGACTTCAAGGTCTGAGCATCTGAACGGATGTAACAGGTACTGGGTACAGCCACCGGTTGGCGCGGAAAGCAAGCTGCCGGATGGTATGTGGTTCGATGAGGCAGAAGTCGAAGTCATCGAGACGCCTACGCTCAAGCGCCAGAACAATGAGCGCGGCGGCTTCCCGAGCAGTCTTAAGTAATGCCTTTACGTCCGCCGAAGCACAAGGCCAAGCGTCTCGCCCCGAGGCACCAGCCCAATGAGGTCAAGGAAGCCTACGGCCAAGGCCGAGGCGGCAGGCCCTGGCGGCGGCAGCGCGCGCGCGTATTCAACCGCGATAAGTTCCTCTGCCAGATATGCCTGAGTGAGGGCAGGATCACCGGGGTCGAGCTCTCAGGCCCGGACGCTGGTGTATGTGACCACAGCATCCCACTGTCACAGGGTGGCATGGATGAGGAGAGCAACCTGCAAACCATCTGTCAATCCTGTGACAGGAAAAAGACGGGGAAAGAATCAGCGCGAGGTCTGAGACGAGGCCATTAGTTTCAACTATGAAACGAATTGATGTTACGATAATGAAACATGGTATGTTACAATATCGTAACACTGTGGGGGGGGTAGTGTGTAAGAAAATCCGACACTGCCCGGACACCGCGCCCCCAGTGAGATTTTTGCACGGTCAAAATTGGGATTCCAAAAATGAAACAATACGGAATTTCAGCCTTGACATGGTTTTCTCAATGTTTTTGAAGTGTTACGAGTTTTGAGGTTTAAGGCTGTTCGAGGAGGGTCACCATGCGAGGACGAAAACCAATACCGCCGCAGCTCAAGGTCCTGAGAGGCACCGCCCGTCCCGACCGCGAAGTCCCGGACATGCCGGAGTTCGATTTGATAGAGCAGTTTCCGCCCCCGCCGAAACACCTGGGCGAAGATGGAAAGGAGATGTGGAACAACCTCGGGCCGCAGCTGGTCAACGCCAAGGTCCTGCAGACAGTCGACCTCTACGCGCTCGAGCAGCTTTGCGGGTATTGGGAGATGGTCCGTAAAAAGATGAAGGCAGGCATGGAGACCACCGCGGCCGAGCAGACGGCGCTCAAGGCCCTCTTCTCGGAGTTCGGTATGACGCCGGCCAGCCGCCGAAAAGTGTCCGCTGGTGGAGAAAAGAAGAATCGTAATAAATTCTCCGCAAACGGACAGAGACGTGCGTAACTACGTCAAGGTCGCTCAAGACTACGCGGCCGCCGCGCTCAAGGATAAGAAGCGCAAGAAGCACGGCGTGCTCCTCCAGCTTGCCGCAAAGAGGTTCATCGATGACCTCGCTCGCGCCAAGAAAAGGAACTGCCTTTTCATCTTCGACCCGTGGCACGCCAATGACGCCTGCGACTTTATCGAGAAGCTCCCTCACGTCGAGGGCAAATGGAAGACGCCCAATATCGTCCTGCACCCATCGCATGTCTTCTTCCTGGTGCAGCTCTTCGGGTTCCGTCAGCGTAAGGCGGTCAAGGTGGAAGGAAGCGATTTTCATCCCCGCCGGTATACCTCCGCGCTCTTCGCAGTTGCCCGGAAAAACGCGAAGTCGACCCTCAGCGCGGGCATTTTGAATTACTGCCTGTGCTGCGAGCCTGAGGAAGGCGCCCAGGTCATCAGCGCGGCTACCACCTTTCCCCAGGCCTCGATCATCTTCAACGTGGCGAAGCGCATGGTCGAGAAGACCCCTGACCTCCGCGAGGCTTTCGGCCTCGAGTGCTGGGCCAAGTCTATAAGCCGCCCTGAAACGGGTGCGAGCTTTCAGCCTATCCACGCAAAGGCGTCCACCCAGGACGGTCTTAACCCTTCACACGTGGGGCTCGACGAGATCCACGCGCATAAGACCCCGGACCTCCTGAACGTCCTGACGTCGGCCGCCGGCGCCCGGAGCAACCCTCTGTGGCTCTACACCACGACAGAGGGCTACATCAATCCTGGCCCCTGGGGAGAGCTCCGCATATTCGCCAAGAAGCTCCTTGAGGGGGTTTTCGGGACCACCGCAGACCACTTCCTCGTGGTCTTCTTCGCGGTAGATGAAGAGGATAAGACCCTCAAGATAAAG